GTGAACCCGTGCCCGTGTGTCTCATACCCTACAAGGCGGGCGGCGGCTTCGCGGATTTTGTCGGCGGTGGTCATGGTGTGGGCTCCTCTTAGAAGAAAAATCCAGCGCGGGCGGCGACTGCGGCGGCGGTCAGGGACAAAGCCAAGAAACCCAGCGCGGCGGTTTGGATGTTGTGGCGGGCTTGCTTTTCTGCCTCTTCCACTGCTGGGGGTTTGTAACCCGCACGCTGGGCGGCGCGGTAGGCTTCAAATGCTTCGGCGTGTCTGCCTGCCTCAAAAAGCCCGTGGGCTTTGCAGGCGAGAGCGTGGGCGTGTTGTTGTTTGGCTTGGTTCATGGTGTGTTGTTCCTGTGGTTTATTGGCTGGAATGTCATTCCTCGGTGTCCAAGGGTTGACCATTGGAACGGGTGTGCCAGCGGCCTTCGTGCTGGCGGGCTTTGTCTTCAAGTTCGGCGGCGCGGTCTTCGCACATGGTCACCAAGCCGTCAAAATCTTCTGATGGGCCCAGTGTGTAGGCCAAGGTGAAAACCTCGATAAAGTCTAGGCCCATGTCATCGGCTAAGTTCTCCAGATAATCACGGCGGCTGGTGTAACCCTCTTCGGTATAGATACTCATGGTGCGGCTCTCCTAGGTTGTGCCCAAGGTGGGCGGGTTGTTGATGGGTTTATTATGGGGCTTGGTGTAACCTGGTGCAATACATTGCAACATAATAATAACTATCGATAATCGGTTTTTGATAGTCTGGGGCTATTGCTGGCAGTTCTGCCAATGGGCGCGGCTTTGTTGGTCGGTGTGGTTGCTCATTGGCTGGCAGTTCTGCCACTCAAGCCCTCCAAAGCGGCTTTGTTGATTTGCCGCCAATGTTCCTATAAGATCAGGCAAAGCGCGGCGTAAGTTTCGCGTCAGCATTAAACGGGTGAACATCATGCGACTATCACGGGAAAGACTAGCGCAGGCAGTCGAGACAATGCCATTGGATTCCATACTAGGCCAAGGCGCATCTAAGGGATTGACGGGTAAGCAACGCCGTTTCGCGCGCGAGGTAGCACAAGGGGCAACCAAAGCGGATGCATACCGCAAAGCCTATAAAGCAAGCGCAACACGGGCAACCTTAGAGGGTGAGCCTTATCGGGTGGCATCTAACCCGAGGGTCGCCGCTGAGATACAAGCCCTACAACTGGCTGAGCAGGCCATGGCATTGCAAACCCCAGCCCAATTGCGGGCCCTCGTAATCCAAACCCTGGTGCAGACTGCCCTAGACCCTCAGACTAAAGCGGCAGTCAGGGTGCAGGCGGTCAAGGTTCTGGGGTCTGTGGTGGAGGTGGGGGCCTTCGTGCATAGAAGTGAGGTTAAGCATATCTCCAGCAGTGAAGAGGCCCGCGCTAAGGTCATGGCCGAAATACGGGCCTTGATGCTTGGCACGGGTGATGCCGAAGACATACAAGCCAAAGAATTGCTGGAGGAACTGAGCGCGACTGATACTGGTGAGGGGTATGACGACTCGCAACACGTTGATTCATATGACGACGACGGCGACGACGACCAGCAAAGTGCCATAAAAGACGGGTCTAAACACCCAGAATCAGGGGAAATAGTGGGGGGAGTATCGACCCCACCACCCCCCGACCGCCCCGCTGTGTGATGCGAGCACCCGAATTCCTCTGACATACTATCCCGTTCAAACGACCACCATGCTGGACATATCGGAACCCCCCCATACCTCTCCAACACGCAGGGGGGAGGGGGGTATATATTTTCAGCGGAGCAAGTCGGGGCAGATAGTCAAAATCAATCGGAAAATGATTTCCAATAGTCGTGAGCTATCGGAAGAGCAATGTAGGGAGATGGAGATGACGGCAGCGCAGAGCGAGGTGTTCTTGGCTATTGACGAGTTTTGGAAGAGGTATGGGTATGCTCCCTCGTTGGCTGATGTGGCTTTCATGAGGGGCAAGGTTGGGGTAGGAAACACGAAGAGGTTGGTAGACGGCTTGGTGGCCTTGGGGGTGTTGAAGTATCTTGCGAACAAGAAGCGGAGTGTGCGTCCTGTGTACTTAAACTTTAGGACGCTGAAATGAAAGTAGACAGAATTACTGAGCTGCTGGCAGTTCTGCCACCCGGCGACCAAGAAAAGCTCTTGAAGCAGTTGGATGAATACAAGCAGGCGATCGAGCGGGAGAAGTGTCAGGACTCGTTTTTGACGTTTGTGAGGAAGATGTGGCCGGGGTTTATTCATGGTCGGCACCATGCGGTATTGGCTAAGAAGTTCGAGGACGTGGCCAGCGGGAAAATAAAGCGGCTGGCTATTTCTTTGCCTCCTCGCCACACCAAGTCTGAGTTCGGGTCTTATATGTTCCCGGCGTGGTTTCTAGGTAAATACCCTGAGAAGAAGATCATGCAGGCTTCGAACACGGGTGAACTGGCTGTGGGGTTCGGACGTAAGGTCAGGAACTTGGTGATGAGTGAGCAGTATGCCGAGGTGTTTCCTGATGTCCGGCTTCGTCAAGACTCCAAAGCGGCCGGCCGATGGGCTACCAACAAGAGTGGAGAGTACTTCGCTATCGGTGTGGGCGGTACGATGACCGGCCGGGGTGCGGATATTGCCATCATTGACGATCCGCACACTGAAGGCGAGGCTACTATGGCCGCTTTCAACCCTGAGATTTACGACAAAGCCTACGAGTGGTACACCTCTGGCCCTCGTCAGCGTCTCCAACCTAACGGGGCGATCATCATCATTGCCACCCGCTGGTCTGAGCGTGACTTGATCGGCCGGGTTATCAAGGACGCACAGGACAGAGGCAAGGTTGACGAGTGGGACGTGGTCGAACTGCCAGCAATCCTGCCTTCGGGTAGCTCTTTGTGGCCGGAATTCTGGTCGATCGAGGAATTGAACGCGCTGAAGTCCGAACTTCCGGCGTCAAAGTGGAACGCGCAGTACCAGCAGACCCCAACTGGCGAAGAAGGTGCCATCATTAAGCGCGAATGGTGGAAGCGGTGGACAAAAGAGACCCCTCCACGGTGCGAATTCATCATCCAAGCGTGGGATACGGCCTATACCAAGGGGCAACGCAACGACTTTTCCGCTTGTACGACGTGGGGCGTGTTCCATTTGGACGAAAACCCGAACGACGCCAACATTATTCTGCTCGACCGGTACATGGAACGGCTGGAATTCCCTGATTTGAAGGTCAAGGCCAAGGAGCACTACGAGTTCTGGGAGCCTGATGACTGCATCATTGAAGCCAAGGCGTCTGGCCTGCCGTTGATCTTTGAGCTTCGGCAGATGGGCATACTGGTTTCCGACTTCACCCCTGTTCGTGGCACCCGGCAGCAGTCAAACGACAAGATTGCCCGTATGAACTCGGTCTCGGACATCTTCAAGTCCGGAAAAGTTTGGGCACCAGAGACGCGATGGGCGCAAGAGTTGATTGATAATACGGCTGCGTTCCCAAATGCTGCCCACGACGACGATGTCGACACGGTCATCATGGCTCTCATGCGATTCAGGTCCGGTGGCTTCTTGCGCTTGAACACCGACTATGAGGATAATGACTATAGTTTCAACTCGCGTCGTAAGGGCGCGTACACAGTCTAAGGACACACCATGGCAATCGAAAAAGGCTTGTACGCCGCTCCTCAAGGTCTCTCCGATTTGGACACAACCGGCATTGAGATTGAGATTGACAACCCAGACCGAGTGGAAGTTGACCTCGGCGACATTGAGATTGAACTGACTCCCGGCAAGCCCACCAAAGAAGACTTCGATGCCAACTTGGCCGAGTTCATGGATGAAGGCGACCTCGAGGGTCTGGGCTCCGAATTGGTTTCCGACTTCGAGCGTGACGTCGAAGACCGCAAAGAGTGGATCAAGACCTACGTCGAGGGCCTGAAGCTACTTGGCCTGAAGTACGAAGAGCGAACAGAACCATGGCAAGGCGCTTGTGGCGTCTTCCACCCAATGCTGACCGAGGCCGTGGTGAAGTTCCAGTCCGAAGCCATCATGGAGACCTTCCCGGCAAATGGCCCGGTCAAGACCCAGATCATTGGCAAAGAAACTCCAGCGAAGATTGAAGCCTCGACCCGCGTGCGCGAGGACATGAACTACGAGCTGACCGAGGTCATGC